TTTCCCTATGTTTCACGTAATGTAACTCCCGTATCCTGCGGCTGTTAACGCCGCTGCTTCCTCTGTAGTTATTTCGTTGTCGTGTCCACCATAATATGTTTTTGTAACTGTTGTCATATCTGATGGTTGTTTGTCTGTGTACGAGTTGTTTGCTAATAGATAGATGTTTTTGCCGCGGGGCGACGGCGGGATGTGTGTTCCTAGTCTGTTTGCTCGGCGTTGTTCTTTGGCTAAGTATTGTCCATCCATGTATTCCCCAACGACTACGGGGATAACTAGGTTGTCTGTCGGTGGATTAAATGTGGGCATTATGTGATGCTCGCTCCGTATCCTGCTGCTGTTAGTTCTGCTACTTCTGTGTCGTCTAAGAAAATGTCATGACCACCGTAATACACTTTTGCTATCAGTTCTGGTCTACGTGGGTCTGTTATTTGGTAGGTGTTGTCTGTCAGTTTATACAGGTTGTATGCTCTGATTCCTTGCGGGGTATGTGCAAACAGTTTGTCTTCGCCTTCGGCGTATCTTGTTGCGAACGCATATGTTGACGTGTTTGGTACACGGAAGATGTGTGATTTGGTCCATTCGGCTGGAACATAATCCCCGATGCCCGAACCTGTTGATGTGATTCTGAGGACTCTTGCCCCGACAACAGTTGCTGTGCCTGCGCCTGACCCTGTAGCGGTTCGTATGTGGGTATGCAGAACCGATGCTGTTGATGCGCCCGTGCCTGTGCCTGTGGCTGTGCGTAGCAGGGTTTTTGTGTATGTGACCGTCGATGTTCCTACGCCCGTGCCTGTGGCTGTGCGAATAATTGTCAAAAGTTGGGTTACAGAACTTGTGCCTGTGCCCGATGATGATGCTGCCCGTTTTGCTGTCAGCAAACCTGTTGCGTTGTCGCCAGCGGTTGCGCCACCCGAACCGTATGCTGTTCTTAAAACACCCACAACAATCGTGTTGTTTGAGGTGCCTGTCCCTGAACCTGTCGCTGTTGCGTATTTGATAACCACGTTGACGGTGGTTGATGTGCCTGTGCCTGAACCTGTTGCGTCACGCTTAATTGTCGGTGTGAGCGTGTAGGTGACGGATTCGGTGCCGACACCCGAACCTGTTGCGGTGCGATACCTGGAAATTAGTCTTGCCGCCGATTGTGTCCCTGCGCCTGAACCTGTTGCTGTTCTCGGCGAAGTGATTAGACGCGAAACGGACTGTGTTCCTGTTCCTGAACCTGTCGCTGTTCGATATCTTGAAACAAGCCGTGCTGCTGTTTGAGTTCCCGTGCCTGAACCCGTTGCGGTTCTTGGGCGTGTAACAAGTCTTGCAGCAGATTGTGTTCCTGTCCCTGAACCTGTCGCAGTTCGTTGAACTGTTGCAGCACCAAGATAAAATCTTCCACCTGTAAGATATGGAAAACTGAAATCGGTGAGTTGACTTAAACGATATTGGGTAACAACTTGGGAAACGGTTTGAGAACCTGTGCCAGCGCTACTGTTCGCTGTTCTTCTATATACAGCAACATATGTTGCATCGTAGAAAGGATGTGTCTGAACATAAGATTCAGAGAACCCTGTAACGCTAGTAATAGCCACGGCGGGCTACCAACCTAGTCGAGAGTTAATGTAAGCGAAGTAATTTCAAAAGTGTCGCCAGCAGTAACAGAAGCAGAAGTGGCAAGAGAGCCAGTCCACAAACAGTTACCTGAAGTTGACGCATCCCACATCGACCAATGAGTATATGTTTCCGTGTTGGAAACGTTGGTCCATGACAAAGTTGCTGATGAAGCCTTTGAACCAGATGAAGCAGCAGACCAAGAAACTGATTTGCGAGTAGTTTCTGAGGCTGCATTGCTCGTACCATCTTCACCAGGGTCCCCCGTGTGAAGTTTTACGTACGCGGTTGTGACAGCAAACGAAGTATTGCCGAGAGTGTCAAGCAACTTGTTTTCGGCGTAGTTAGAAATAGACATATAAACCTTTCGACGTGACGAGTATAGCAAAAGCAAAAGCCCCCCGCCGAAGCAGGGGGCTGTCGCTTATCAAGTGCTACTAGTTAGAACCGATTGATGATGCCGATTCGATTCGACGAAGCGAAGCCTCGCGGAAGCGACCGTAGCCACCAAGCCAGTACCAACCAAGCGGTTGGAGACGCATCAAAATGTCGGTCACGTTGCCGCGAACGATTTTTGGTACAGCGCCGTTGCCGTCTTGTGTTGCGTAAGCCTTTGCAAGAGCCTGACGACCCATGATGTGTGTGCAGTACACGTCGATGGTTCCAGTTGAACTGGTTCCGTTCGATGCGTCAACAAACTTCTTGGCTCGTGGTGTCTCAATGAAACGTACCGACTCAAATTTGCCGATTTCGCCATTGTAGATACCCTCTGGGTTTACGTAGTTTGCTGGTGTGCGCCATGCCGACACGTCAGTATTCGAACGGAAATCGTACGATACGTCTGGGTGGATGTAGCCCATGTATGAACCATCGAACGTTGCGACGTTTGCTGCGCGAAGTTGTGCAACAACTTTGCGTACATCGTCTGCGTGAAGGATGTCATCTGCCGAAACTGAGTCACGGCTTGTTGGGGTTGTTGAACCGCCTGTTGCGTAAACAACGTTGGTTCCGCCAGCGAGAACTTCACGGACAACTTGGTCCATTGAATCGCCTGCGTTGTAACCAATGATGTTTGCTGCTGCTGAGTCAACATCCAAGAATGCTGTTCCGCGCAGTTTTGCGGTTGTTACTACTGCGTTACCGTATTCGTTCAGAGTTACAGTTACCTGGCTGTCTGAGAGCGCTGTTGGTGTTACGTCAGTTACTTCGTTCAACGTAGATGTCGCTGCTGCGATGTCTGCGAAGATGGTGAATGTGACACCAGTTCCAGGCATTGCCTGTTGGACTGGTTGTACGTCTGCTGCCTGGTCGAACAGGAGTTCTGAACGCAATGCGAAGTACGCAAGACGGTCAAATGCTACCTGGTCTACAGACACGGACGAGAGTTGTGTTTCGCCTGCCATGATTATTTATTCCTTTTGTTTTGAGGTGGATATTAGTTTTGTGCTGCCCGTGCCTCAGACAAAATTTGTTCTACTTCTCGTGGCGTAGTTGCTTCGTTCAACCTTCGTGCCCAATCTACTGGTGGTTGAGATGTTTGGCTTCCAGCGGCGACTTTGTTGGTTCGCTGCCATGCTTGCATCTCATCCGCAGATGGTTGGTTCTGGGGTGGACTAATCAATTGCGCCTCTACAGCAGCCTGACGGATTGCTTCTGGGTCAAGTTCGCCGTCGTATGCTTTAACGAAATATTTTGACATCGGTTGAAGCGGGTCGATACCTGCTTTAACAAATGCTAATTCTCGTTTCGCTGCTTCGGCTTCCGCTACTTGCTTTCGCAGTTCTGCGGTTTCCTTTTCCAGTTGCTTCATCCTTGCCCTAACTGGGTTTCGGGTTTCGGATTCTTCTATCTGGTCTTCGCTGTCGTAGTTGTCAAACTCTGACATATGGCACTCTCCGTTTCTGCCCACATCACATCAGAGGTATGTGATGGCTGCTATTGATTTGTCACCCCGAATTGCTCCACACAGGCTGGGGGGTTCCTGTGTAGGTTCCTACTTTCGTATCACGTTCGATATTACACACCTTGTTTGGTGTTGTCAACTATCTCATTATTCGATTGTGGTGAGGCTAACTTTTCCGCCTGCTTCGAATGTTCCTTTGCGGCGACGTTTCGTTGTTGCTATTCGTTGGGCTGCTTCAGCGCTTGTGCCGAGGGTGCCTGCAATGGCTTCTTCTTGGGTTAAGGCTTCTTCGCCCATTAACGGTCTGTATAGGCTTTCTTGTTGTTTGAAGGTGGTGAATCCTGCTTGGGCTTCGGCTTCGGTGACGCCTTGGCGGACTAGTTCTTCAGCGGATGTGGCTGTTAGGGCTATGCCTGCTTGTTTGCGGGCTTGAGCGGCAACCTCAGCGGCTCTGGCGGCACGCAGGATGTTGTCTTGGGCTTTCTGTGGGTCTAGGAAGAACGCTGCGATTGAGCCGTCATCGAGGTTGTATAGCGTTTTTAGTTCGTTGACTACGGTTGGGTCGGCGTTGCGTACAGCCTGATAGCCCTGTGTTACTCGTGCCAAGATTTCGTCTGGGGAGACATCGTTGACAATGAAGTTTGTTAGTGATGTCGGGTCGTCATAGAACCCTGCTGGCATTCCTGAGTCTCGTAGGTTTCTTCGGTATTGTGATTCAAGTTGGAGTAGTTGGCTCACAGAATAGACAGGTTTGCCTGCTGCTCGGCGTTGTTCGTTTGCTACGAATCGTCGTTTGAATGCTGGTGATTCTCGTAGTTGAATACCGATTTCGTCGATGCTTGATGAGCCTGTGATGGTTCGGTTTGCGAGCGCTGCACGGATTTCGTTAACTAGTTCTGGGTCGTCTAGCCCATAAAATTTGAGGGTGTTGGTAAGGATTGTTGTGGCTGTTTCACCGTCATCGGATGGTGGCAAGAACGAGATTGGGCGACTAGTTGGTCTGACTGGTACTTCGTTTTCTGTTTCTATTTCTCTAACAGGTTGTCTGCCTAGACCGTAAGCCGCTTCTTTTGGTGCGTAAGCAGCAGCGATTTCGGCAGTAAAA